AAAGGCGGGAGGCTTCGGTCTCTCGCCATTTTTTTTATTTTAAGTTTTATACTTTTTGATTTTTATATCTATTGAAGTAAAGGAGCAAGCAAATGAAAACATTCTGCACTTACAACATCGTAGTAAACGATATCATTCAGTACACTTGCACAAACATTCATCAGGCACTCAAAGCTTTCAACGAAATCAGAAAGTCAGAACCTAAAGCATGGATGCAAACATGCTACTGCTAGTTATGGGTTACTTCACAGGATATAGTTGGCGAACAATCGAAGAAAGCGAGGTACGAGAATTCGTCAACGAAGAAGAAGAAAAAGAATACCTCGAAGAAAACAATTAAGTTTTAAATTTTGTGATTTATTTAGTTTTCCCTGCAATACGTAATAAAGCAAATGCAATATGAACAAGGTCGTTACGTAAGCAATAAATAAGCTGAGACAGTTCATCCTAAATATAAATTAAGTTTTAGATTTTGTGATTTAGATAATTTAGAATGTCGAAAGGAGAAAATGACATGAAGAGAGCAGATTTTGAAAACAGACAGGTAGCAGAGGATATCGCAATCAACACACCGACAGAGGTTATCTTCCAGCGTATCCAGTACAGAGAAGATGCAAACAATGAAATCATCGGAGCATTCGTCCACATCAAAGACTACAGAGCGCTCTACATCCCTATCTTCGAAGAGAGAAACACACAGCTCGACCTGCTCCTGAATCAGCTTGGCATCAAGAGCTATAGAGAGTCAGAAATCAACAACTGCGCCGGAACAAAGATTATCGCTACAAGATACATCGCAGAGCGCAACGGACGCACATACACAAATGTAAGCTTCAATCCGAATCCTCAGCAGGACGAGGTTGAAGAATACGCATAAAGCATTACTTACCTCGGAAGAGAACAGAGGGGCTCGTCCCCTCTACTCTTTTTTTGCCTAAATTATGGAGGTGCGAAAATGAATTATAAAATCCAAATATTCCTCTTCTGGCTCGGTACGATCGCTCTCTGCTTGGTTGGTACTTTCGAATAATGCGAAGCTTTTGGAAGTTCCACCATACGCGGGGGTTATCGTGAATCGAGCCACCCATGTGAAGCAGGTATAAATCAAAGCTCTCACCCACCCTGCTTGAAAAAATAAATAATTCACCCATCAACGCCCCAACACCCCCTTAAGAAACCTTTTAAATAGGAAGGAATAAATAAAATGAAAAGAATAATATCAATAACTTTAGTTTTGTGCCTTGTGTTCAGTATGTTTACAGTTACATCTTCAGCAATGTCAAAGAAATCAAGCAAATATGTAAAAGTAAAAAAGGCAACATATCAGAAATATAAAAAGGCATATAACAATCAGAAAAATCTAAAAGTTCAGATTCAGAAAACCGGAGAAGAAAACTACGGTCTCAAACGTCAGGTTAACAGTCTGACAAACACAGTAGCTGCAAAAGATCAGGAAATTGCCAGACTGCAGGAAGAACTAGAAGATCAGAAATCATTAAACAGATGGGTATGGAATAATATATATTCTCTTGGCCTCTCTTATAAAGACAAAGTTTGGACTATTCCTGCAAAATATCCAGCCAAATACATGATAGACGGAGCAACATATATAGTTCAATTCGAGGAGGTAGAAAATGAAAACGAATAAGGAAGCTTTCGAAACCCATAACGGTCACGCCAACTACCCTACTTTCCTGCTCGCTGCAGAGATTGCAAACAAAGAGAGTCTCTACAATAAATTCCATGGATACATCAGAAGACAGAAGAACCTGAAAGATCCGCCAACCAGAGACTGGATGAGAGGAAAACTTATGACCGATCTACAGCTGTATGCTGAAAAATGTGCACCAAAGAAAAACGGAAGCATATGGGACAGCATTTTCAACGACATTCTGAAAGAAGTCATAAACTACAGAGAAATTGCAGAAGAGATGTTAGAAGATGAAGGCTACACATTTTATTAAAGGAGGTGATTATGCCAGGCTGTTGGAATACACTGACTCTCCCGCCATATGAAGACTACTACATAGTCACATGTAAAGGAGCAAAGAAAGCTATGAGTCTATATTATTCAAATAACAAATGGTTAGATGACCAAAATCAGGAATATGAAGTAGTCGCATGGATGCCATTCCCAGAGGCATATGAAACTACATATAGGTAATCATCTATTCTCGATAGACGAAATCCAGGGACTCCGAATTACAGAGCGAGAAGTTCTCATAGACGGAGTAGATGATTTCTATCGTATCAAATACAGTACTCAAGAAGAAATCCATGATGCACTACTTTATAAAAAGTTACAGGAATTAACGTACAACGACATGTATGATGCGGTAAGGACACTCGTATGTATCTGTGACGTTTTTATAAACTCTAAAGAACAATGCGTAGAATGCCCTCTGCATAAATCATACGGTTGCATGCTACAAACATTGCCAATTAACTGGATTTAGGTTTTTTGGCTTTGTGATTTTTCAGTTATTACAAATAAACAAAATGAAAGGAGTCATTAATTATGGCAAAAGTAAACGTACTCGGAGATGTAATGCAGATCAAGTCAGAGCTAACAGCAGCTGAACTGGACAGAATCGAAGCATTCGCACCAGAAATGCTCAAGCTGAAGGATGAAGAAGGAAACGAAGTATTCGGTATCAGCCGTGGAAATGCTTTCTACAGCAAGTACGGAATCTGCTTCTGCTCAGAAGATGCGGAAGGTAAGCTCTTCATGTCCACAGACAATCCAGTCAGAGAGCATACTGATGCAGAAAAGGAAAAGGAAGCAATCACAAAGGAACTTGCTCCTATCCTGCATAAGCTGAATGCTGTAGAAGCACAGATCAAAAAGGCAGGCGAAGTACTTGCTGCAATCGAAACCGACGTCAGAGAGTCAGTAGAAATCATGTAATCAAATTAAAGGAGGAAATGACAATGATCCAGGTACTTATCGGAACAAACACTAACAGAAAAAGAATCACAGTAGACCCATCAAGAAGCATCAAGAGCGTACTCGAAGAGAATCACATTGATTACTCTACAGGTGGTATTCACCTTGATGGAATCGCAGTAGCCGGTGCAGATCTGAACAAGAGCTTCACAGAACACGGCATCACAGAAGATTGCATTCTCATCTCAGTCGTAAAGGGCGACGGTGGTGTGATGTAATAACAGAGGACAGGAGGCCCATCTTACTCCTGTCTTCGATTATTACATTACAAAGGAGGTATAAAAATGATCTCAATAATCCCCACAAATGAAAACTATGAAAAGTTCTCATATAGTACTTTCAGAGTAAACTTTACGAGATTCCGTGAAACATTAGACAGTTATTACGCACAGTATCTGTATAACGTATATACACACGCCTACAATCCACTCGCAGCTGTACTGGAACTTACAGCATCAATAGATGCTATGAACTGTGAGGACACAGACAAAAATGTACTCCAGATGTACTATGTACATAATGCGCCTAACGTCCGTCTGGTAGCAACTGATAGCTATTACAGAAATTCCATAGGAATAGTTATCAACATAGGTTCTGAAAGAGCTTATAACGAACAGAACTTTCAAGGAGTAATACTTGGTGAAGCATCGAAAGCGATCAAAGGAAAAACTAAATTCTTTAAGATATTCCATAGAGAAGATAATCCAAATCTTCTGTTCGTATGGTCAAGCGGACATCTAACAATAGATCAGTTTTACAAACTAAAAGTTCTTCAGAATGTACTGAATAAAAGAAATCTGGAAAAATTCAATCCATACACAGAAGAACTATACAAAGCATTTGAAGCACAGGATCTGGAAAAACTAAATGCTGTAATCAATGACCTACTTAGCTCTGAATACTTCAAAGATAAAGAGTATAAGATGTTCAAAAGAATCTTCAATAACAGAAGTAAACGTCGTGAAGATAGTTATAAAGAAACTATCGAAAGAGGTTATATGAGAATTCAACAGTATGAAAACCAGATTGCAGCTGAAGCTCAGAAAATTCAGGAATACAATGAAAAACTGTTTGGATTGATGAACAATCAAAAAAACGATGAGGATTACAAATTTATCTATAAATACATTCATAAGCACAAACACATAACAGATATCAGTTACGAAAACAACAGTATAAAGTTTACATTCAGAGCACCTATTGTATATTACACAGATTATGCAATAGAAAAAATACTCTACAGATATGAATCAGATTCTATCAAATACAATGTACTGAAACTGTTCCTTGATAAAAAAATTGAACTTATCACAGAATGTACCATTAGATTCTACCCTGAAACATTCTCAATAGACGCTCTTGCAGGGACATGCAACAACGAACATATCATAGGACACCCACACATAGATCAGTACTCATGTCTGGGAAATCATAGAGAAGGTATTGCTGAGTCAGCTGAAACAAATGATTACATAGGAGCCATCGAACAGATCAATCAGGCAGTCATGAATATGAACTTCTACGATGCCTGCGTAACACAACATCTACTGAATACATTAGCAGCTCATAATGTCTATGATTCAAAAGAAACATGGAGAGATAAAGAAACAGGAGAAATGATAACAACAAAAGAAGCAATAAGGAGGTCTGGCTACAATGAAGAAACTGAAACTGACAACAACGGAGAAGAACAACTTCCTATCTAAGATCGCAGAAAAACTCGATCAAAGTTTCAAAGCAAAAGGAATCGAGAGTCTTTCTATAGATGATATCAAGAAGGATCTCTTAAAACCACCTGAAAACGCACCAATGCCACGTATCTACATCACAGCTGCAGCATATGTAAAAATGCTTGAACTGGTAAGACAGTCATCAGTCGAAATAAGCTGGCATGGATTAGTAAGCAGAGACAAAGAAACGAATACATATCTGATCTATGACATACTTATCTTCCCTCAGCTTAACTCAGACACAACGACAACAGCTGATGAAGAAGGATTCGCAAAATGGCAGACAGAACTGATTTCAGATATGAACTTCCCTATCGAAGATCTGAGAATGCATGGACACAGCCACGTAAACATGAATGTATTCAGCTCGGGTGTAGATGATAAATATCAGGAAGACTTGCTGCACAAAGTAAACGATGGAGACTATTATATCTTCATGATTCTCAATAAAAAATCAGATATATGTGTACTTCTCTACGATTACAACAACAATATTCTCTTCGAAACAGCTGATATCTATCTCGAAATAATCGGTGACAATAATGAAGAACTTGCAACATGGGCAAGTTACTCAATCAAAGAAAATTGCAGAACAGTAACTCAGGTTCCGAAGAATCAGAAAAATAAGTATCTGAACTACTACGGATGTGACGAATACTTCGCTGATGAAGACTGGGATACACCACTCGTAATAAAAAGACAGCGAAAGATAAACGGAGGAAAAGGAAAACATGGATCTAAATAAATCTCTGGAATTCTTCGACCCGAAAAAAGTAAAAGGCTACTGTCACGTAATCGGATGTGGCTCAATAGGAAGTAATGTAGCAGAACTTCTTACGAGATACGGAATCGAAGATATAGTCCTCTGGGATTTCGATACAGTTGAACCACATAACATCGCTAATCAGTTATTCACAGAAGAAGATGTAGGAAAGCCTAAAACACAAGCTCTCGCTGAATTACTGTATAAAATAAATCCGAAACTTAAGAAGACACTGAAGATAAAAGAAAAATGGAACGAAGACATTCTCAGTGATTATGTGTTTATGTGTGTTGATTCAGTTGATGTTAGACGATCGATCGTAGAAATAAACAGATATAATCCATCCATCAAAGCTGTATTTGATTTCAGAACAACATTACTTGAAGGACAGTGTTACTTCGCAGATTGGAAGAACACAAAACAGAAGAAGTCACTACTCACCTCTCTCCAGTTCACACATGAAGAAGCAAAAGCGAACGCACCCATTTCAGCTTGTGGTTTTGAGCTTAGTGTTTCTCCTGTTGTTAAAATGTGCTCAATAATGGGAGTAGTGAACTTCACTAACTTTATAAACGAAGTTGAGACCAAACATCTTATACTTTGTCAGCCATATAGTTATTTCTTAGAGGCTATGTAAACAAAACAAGACGGGTAAGAGCAAATGTAAGCACCCAGTATCGAAAGATAGGCCAACGCTGAATATGTGCGGTTACGGGAACCTACTCCCGACCATAATTCTACTACAAGGATATTCACGGTAGTCGCTCTCCGTGACCCTTACAATTAACAATTTAAGGAATATCAGGATAAGAAAGAGAGGAGGAACACGGTCACAGAAACCTTCCCAGGGCCACGATAAGCTAACAGCTCATCAAGAGACCTCACTCTCCAGTCCAAATCAAAGTACTTGAAAATACTGAACTTCAGGAAAAGCCCGTAACAACATCGACAGGACGACGAAGTAACCTGCAGCTGGTATCCAGATCCTAAGATCAGAAGTACTACTACTTAGTTGTAATAGAAAGGAAAAACAATGTACTTAACATTCTTTACAAACGCAGCTCCACAGCAGCTAACATGGGAAGATATTCTCAACAATCCATACATAACAAGCAGCAACATTCCAAAATTACCTGCAAAGAAAGTAACGAAGGAAATCACAGATGACTATGCAAAGAGACTATGGGAGAAGAAAAAAATAGATCTCTCATGCTTCACTGTTGCATCAAATATGGCAGATGTAATCAAAGACACAAAAGATCATTACAAACATTTTCAGATACCAAAGAAATCAGATCCTAAAAAGATGAGACAGATAGATGCTCCTGATGAAATACTCGCAAGCATTCAGGAAACATATAAATCACTCATCGATAACGTACTCAACTTTCAGGCACATAAAGCTGCTCATGCCTATGTTAAAGAAAGAAGTGTAGTGACAGCTATGGAAGTACATCAGAAAAATAAATCCAAATGGTTTCTTCAGATTGACCTGAAAGATTTCTTCAATTCAATAGATGGAGTATGGCTGAAAAAAATGCTGAATCAGGTGTACCCATTTCCATTTATACCTGAAGAACATCTGGATAAAATGATAGAAATGTCTCTACTTGATGGATGTCTTCCTCAGGGAAGCAAACTATCCCCTACTCTCACAAATGCAGTAATGGTTCCAATAGATTATGAACTGACTGAAAAACTTCATAACTATAAAAGACATCATTATGTATATACAAGATATGCAGATGATATTACAATTTCCTGCAAGGAAAAGTTCAATCCTAACGAAATCATGTCCGTAATCAGAGAAATTTTCTCCAAATGGAAAGTTCCGTTCAAAATAAATAATAAGAAAACCAGATTCGGAAGTTCCGCAGGAAGAAACTATCATCTCGGTCTTATCATCAATAAAGATAATAAGATATCAGCAGGACATGAAAGAAATAATAAATTCAAAGCAATGATCTTCAACTTCTGTACAATTGGAGATGAATGGGATATACACAGAGTTCAGCATATGCTCGGTATAATCTCATATTACAAATCATTTGAACCTGAATTCGTAAAAAGAACAATTAATAAATATAATGCCAGATTCAATACTGACATTATGGAGAAAGCAAAGAATATGATTTATTAAACATTTATAGCATAACCTGAAAAGGTGCTTACAGTTAACAACTTAAGTAATGTCAAGATAAGGAAGAAAGATGCAGGAGGCTCCGCCGCGGGCATCTCCTTCAAGGCAGGATACTATCTTAACACTGCTGTAAAATCAAGCCGTTAGACTAAATTTTTAAATGGATTCAATAGAATATATCTATACATCCACAAGAGTCAAACTCAAGGAACTCTTAAAACATAACGACTTACCCAGTCAAACCAGTCTACATCCTGATCGCCTGCCGGAAGCAGTAAGATTCTTAGTATAAATGTTTCTTTATTAGGATATCTTGAATTAAAATCAAGAACTTTCTATTAATAATAAAAGTGATATAACGATAAATCCACATAAAACAATTCTCGAATACGTACCAACTGAGGGAAACATTACGCTCGCACGTGTTTTCTGGAACACTCCACTTCGTTCCGTGTTACCAGAAAAACCTGCGAAGCGTATTCTTTCCCACCAGTTGGACGTCTTAGAAAATGTTTCTAGTAATAGAGAAATCAACTTTACTTTCACAAATGCATATAATAAAATAAGTAAGTAATCATCTTCCCTACCCTATTAAAAAACACTAACTATTCCGCATAATTATGATTTTAGGAATAGTTGTAGATAAAGAGTAGTGGAGATGAACTCCCCTACTCTTATTTTATTACCTAAAAACCTTTAGGATATCTGAAAGAGTGATTTATCTCCTCAGATGTTACAGTTCTAAAACTTAACAAATACAACGATAGTCATCACGCAGCAGCCGTTTGAAGAGCTTTTCAAAGCCTGCTACGTTCAAGACACAGACTTCACGCACATCCGCCAGCACGGCTCAACGGACGAGTTCGACCTGAGCAGGTCTCACCGTCCAGCGAGCCCTGCACGGCGTCTAGATGCGTTCCGTCAGGAGTCTCAGTAAAGGTTAAAAGATAACGAGGTAAAAGTAATGCTCAAAAATTATTGTGTCGTTAACCGCTCAACATGATCCTATCAGAACATCAGCGTAGATGGGATGAAATACGCATGTACTACTTCATAAGAGATGCGTATGACATCAACAAAAACACTGTAGATCTGATGACTCTCTCAGATGCTATATGCAGTGTGGGAAAAGTCAATACAGGAATCATCCGTAATGTAATTATGAAGATGCTTAACGACCCATACTTCATACCTTACAAATCGGAGATCTATGTTCTGTCAAAACAGTTAGGTTACCCAATGACAAAAGTAGCTAAACGTATGGGAACCACTCAACAAGCTGCAAACCAGAACGCACTGAGAAACCTCAAGAATTATGAACCCTACCCTCGCTATGAGATAGATGAAAATCAAGAGATTCATAAATTCTTAGACACTGTAAATACGTTAAGAAAGGTAGGACTTTAATGATAGCTCTGACCAAAGCACAATATGCTGAATGTCAAAAAGAATTCCTTGCTCTTGAAGAGCAGGCTGTCTACAAGAACCATTATCAGCTTGCCAGAGAAACTTCTATAGAAGATCCGACAATCTGGAAAGCTTTCCTGACTGACCCAAGAACAGTCGATTATATCCAGTCTGAAATGAGCCTGATAAGAACTGCTGCGATCAATGACATCATCCAGCAGGCACCTAATTCCAAATCTGTAGGTCAGGCACAGCTCATCAATTCCCTTCTCAAGTTAGATGAAATGTCAACAACTAAAGAAGGCCCTGCATTTATATACTGTTACGTTCCACTCAATGCTGAACAAAAACATGCACCGAATGTACAGTTCGTAGATTCTAACGGAAATCCAGTAGAAGAAGAAATAATTGAAAAGGAAGTAAAAGATGAAGAACTCCCAGAATGGAACATCAACGAAAAATTCCTGTCTAAACCTCAGACAATATCAGGAAGATGATGCAAATTTTTTAGCATCTCTCCCCTGCTCTGCCTGCTTTAACGAACAACGTACAGGTAAGACACCAACAGCATTAGCTGTGATAAAGAAGAGAAAACTGGAAGACCAAAAAGTTCTGATAATAACAACAGCTTCATCATTATATCAATGGAAAGAGGAATACGAAAGATGGTTAAGAAAGCCGTGTCAGATATGTATAGGAACACCAACCAAGAAGCGCTCTGCAATAGACCAGTGGACACACGGAATTGTGATATCCCTCGACTCCTTCAAAGAAACGAAGAACAGAACAGGGCTTATAGATATAGTTCTCAGCAAGAACCCTCAAATGGTGATTTTGGACGAGGCACACAAGATAAAGAATCATAAATCAGCAAATGCACAGGCAATGTTCAAGACCAGAAGCATCCCATACAGACTGGCTCTGACAGGAACACCTGCACAAGGTAAACCATATGATGTCTACAGCATACTTAGGTTTTTGTTTCCTTGTGATTATGGTTCGTATTGGAAATTCATAGATAACTACTTCATCATAGAAGATCGAACAGTTTATCAGAATGGACGTCCAAGAACATTCAAATACTATGAAAAATTCAAACCAGGCATGGCAAAGGAACTCCAGAAAGTTCTCAGTCAATTCTCAACTCAGAGAAAAAGAAAAGATGTGATGCCATGGTTACCAGATAAATACTACGAAAAGATAAAGCTCTCCCCTACTAAAGAACAGAAAAAATATCTGAAAGACTTAGAAGAGACTTATAAAACAGAAGACATAGTAACATCAGGAGTCTTAGACAGACTCGTAAGATACAGACAAATATGTTTAGACCCAGGTCTGCTAGACCTTAAAGGTAAATCACCTAAGACTGAGTGGATACTTCAGTACTTAAAGGATTACCCGGACGAGCAAATTATCATTTTCTCCAAGTTTACTTCATATTTGGTACGCCTCGCTGAGCAGTTGGATACGACCTGGGCAATGCTCATCGGGGCTACCACACCAAAACAAAGAGGACAGTTTATCAAAGACTTTCAGGCAGGAAAGTTCAAAGTATTCCTCATAAATATAGATGCAGGAAAAGAAGCACTCACACTGGATGCAGCTTCAACAACGATCTTCACAGATAAATATCCGCCTATAGGAAGTATCGAACAGGCTGAAGACAGATTCATAGCATCCACAGAAGCTAAAGCACATAAAGCTCACAAGATCATAGAACTTATGATGCAGGATACATTTGATGAACATCTGTATGATCTCCTGAAACAAAGGAAATCAGAAACAGACATCATAAACAACTATAACAAATATTTAGATGAAAGGAGTAAACAACATGAGCGTAAATCCACTGTTCCAATTCCAGGAAGCCACCAGAGAACAGTCCAAAGCGTCGATACTTATCGAAGGGCTGTCAGGTAAAGGCAAATCAGGATTGGCACTGATACTTGGTTATTACCTCGCAGGAGAAGATTGGAGTAAGGTATTCGATATTGACACAGAAAACAACTCTGTAAACCTCTTCGCAGGTATCGATTCTTCAGCAGGTGTTCCGTTCGGAAAGTTCCAGCACGGTAAGTTCACACCTGACCTGAAGTATAAACCAAGCCATTATCAGGCCTTCAAAGAAGCAGCTCTGCAGGCAGGAGCCGAAGTAATAATCAATGACAGTATCTCACATGCATGGTCATACGAAGGAGGTATCCTCGACAGACTAGCAGAACTGAAGAAACAGAACACAAGGTATCAGAAAGACTCTTATGCAGCATGGGGCGATGAAGAAATCGTAGCTGAAAAGCAGAAACTCTTCCAGCTGTTCAGAGATAACAGATGCCATATGATCGCAACAGTCAGAGTAAAAGAAAAGATGGAATATCAGTTTAACGAAGCTAAAGGTAAGAATGAAATGGTTTCCCTCGGTGAACAGGAAATCATGCAGGCTGACGTTAAGTACGAACCTGACCTCGTACTCCATATGATATCTCCAGGAAGAGCTGTAGGAAACAACATCACACATCCGAGAGCAAAGGTAATCAAATCAAGATATGTAATTCTAAATGAAGGAGAAGAATATGAATTCACCCCTTCCCTTTGCAAAGATCTCGTAGCTTATCTGAATGAAGGTACATCTCCTGCAGAAATTCTTGAGAAACAGCGTCAGGAATATATCACAGGTATCACTAACTATCTTGATAGCCATAAACAGATGGTAAACGTCTGGAACGCTATCAAAGAGAACGAAGGTTATAAAGATACAAAACTTACAGATCTGCCACTCGATGTGGTAAAGAAAGCATTCATCCAGCTCACAGTTGACTAAGAAAGGAAAACATTATGCCAGAAACAATAGAAAAGAACGTAGTTGAAGAAGCAACAACTGAAGCTCCTGTTATGAAGGAAGCTCCTGTAAAAAAGCAGAGAAAACCAAGAGAAAAAGTCAGAGATGTAGAAGAGATTATTGATCTTCCGCTGACAAAACTCTCCGAAAAGGAAAAAGACAAGCTTATCAATTATTTCAAGGACAGTATTACAGCTGCAGCAAATAAGGTAGATGCTTATAAGAATAATGCTGAAACAAACATCATGCGATATCAGGAACTGAATGACAGATATGATGCTATGGAAACATTCTACAGAAAGAAGCTCAATTATGTAAGCATGCAGCTGGATGCATTTAAGTCAGCCATCGACACAGCAATCAAAGGAGGTGCAATGTAATGGGACTTATTAATATGGACACACTGCCTAACCCGAATCAGAAGCCGGCAAATGGAACACTTATCCCTAAGGGAATGTATCATGCCAAGATCGTAAAGGCAGAAATGAAAACACCAAGATCAGGTAAAGCAGATTACTTCTCAGCAGAATGTAACATCACAGATCCTAACTCAGGTGCTCAGATGGGCAAATTCTGGATCAACCTATATGAATCAGAAGCTCCACTCGTAAGATATCAGCTCTCAAGATTCATCTATGCTACAGGCCTGAAAATCTCAGGAGCATTCGAACTTAAAGACCTGACCAAGATGGTACCAGGAAGAGAGCTTATGATTGATATCTGCCCTGAAGACCGTAAAGATGGAGCAGCACCACAGAGAAGCGTAGTAGACGTTTCAGCAGAGTGCTTCTATCCGATAAATGTACTACCATCAGAGGAAGAAGAACCAGACGCAGTATTCAGAAACGCAGTATCAACACCAGCTGTAGAAGCAGCTCCAGCAATGCAGGCTAATTATTAAAGGAAGTAACTTATGGGATTCTTAATAGACTATTTCAATATCATGGATGATAAAACTGAAGTGCCAGTATGCTGTCCATTCCCCCACTTCACAGAGAGCGGACAGCAGTATATGGAATCCCATCCGTCAGCACATGTTAATACGTTAGAGAATCTTTTCCATTGCAAAGTATGTGGTGAAGCTGGGTCGGAGATAACTATGATGCAGAAGCTGCTTGGATGTAACAGTCCAGTAGCACACAGACTGCAAAGAGCCTTCGACTCAGACGAAACCATAGCTGCATGGGAAAAGGAAATGACTCTGACTGAAGCAACAAAGAACAGAGCATTAAGTCTGGGTATCTCAGAAGAAGTAATAGAAGAACTAAAGATAAAGACTCCAGAGTATACCGACAACATCATAGCCTTCCCTGTATTTATGTATGACCATCTAATGGACATAAGACAATATAATCCGGGAGGCAATCCGAAGATAAAGTCAAGAAAGAACTGTCCGGCAGGATTGATAATTCCATATAACGAATGGATAGATACTCCGAATAACAGAGTTACAGTACTCTGTGCAGGAGAGAAAGATATGGCTGTAGCCAGAAGTCATGGCTTCAATGCCATAACTCTAACAGGAGGAGAACAATGCCTGCCAAGTACGCCAAACGTATTCAAAGACAGACTCGTAGCAATATGCTACGACAATGACACAGCAGGTAAAACAGGAGCCTACAAGGTAGCTAACTGTCTCCTCAAATACACACCATACGTCAAGGTAGTGCTTAACTTCCACAAGGGAATGGAAGAAAAAGAGGATATAACAGATTACTTCGTAAAGTATGGTCACACGAAAGAAGACCTTATCCAATGTATCGAAGCAACAGAATGGTACAAAGGAGATAAGGTAACAGCTAAACAGTATCCGATCATGGATCTGTTAAAAGCAAGCAGACCTGAGAATGTAGGAAAGATAGTAAGAAGTAACGTACAGGTAGTAGCTATCTCAGATGACACATACTCCTGCCCTGCTCACATCTATGCGGAAAAGTTTCAAGCATCAGATGGAGTAATGGCGGTAGGAGATTACAAAGAATGGATACTCGATGAAAATAATGCTCAGGATATCCTTCATATGATAGATAACAACTTCAGAGATGAAGCCATTAAAAAGAATTACAGGAAAATTCTAGGCATCATGGAGAAGGAGAAATATGTAAAAATCGATGAACTAAGTAAAGCAACAATATTCAAATGCTATCTGACAGATCTGTATGAAACAGCAGATACTGTAGAAAACCAACCAATGGAATACGTAGCTTACTCAGTAAACACGAAGCTGGAATCAGGAAAGAAATACCTTATCACATATAAGCTTGTTCCTCACCCTTACAAAGGACGGAAACTGACCATGATTATCCTCAGTGCAGAACAGGCAAACGACTCAGTAACAGATTTCAAACTAACAGATAGTGTAAAAGAATCTCTGAAAATAATTCAGGAAATTCCGGGAACACTTGAAGAAAAGATAGAAACTCTAACTGAGAAAGTAAAAGGAATCTTAGGATATGACGGTATCAATACCCTGATACAGGCAATCGATTTTTCATACAGTACACCATTACAGTTCAACTTCGGAACATTCAAAGCAGAACGAGCTTACCTCGATACGATAATCGTAGGTGAATCCAGAACAGGTAAATCCAGTACGGCGAACGCACTACGAAAACTGTATGGACTGGGAACATTCACCAGTCTTGCAGGTAACTCAGCTACCATTCCTGGCCTCGTAGGAGGAAGTAATAAGACTGCATCAGGTTACCAGACCAGAGCAGGCATCATACCTCAAAACCATAAAGGACTCGTCATATTTGAGGAGTTCGGAAAGTCCAACTCATCAGTCATAACAGAACTCACTGACATCAGGTCTAGTAACGAGGTACGAATCACCAGAGTTGCAGGAACACTTACCCTTCCTGCGATGGTCAGAATGGTCACATTAACAAATCCGAAGAATAAAAACGGTAATATTCAGCCTATAGCTGCCTACCCTAATGGCATAGAGGTGCTCAGAGACCTCGTATCTGCCGCTGAGGACATCGCAAGGTACGATATGATAGTTATCCTACCTGACCGCGGAAATGCCCAGATAGACCCATTATGGATGCCTGAGGAGCCATTAGACGAACAGGTCTATCGAGACAAAATCCGATGGATATGGTCACGGTCAGCAGATCAGATAATCATAGACCGCGATACTCAGCTATATATCATTCAGGTAGCAAACGAACTGAATAAAACATATGAAGGACATATAAAGATATTCGGTACGGAAGCATGGAAAAAGATCAGCAGACTTGCAATAGCAATAGCTGGTTACGTATGCAGTACTGACGCATCCTATGAAAACATCGTTGTAAAACCGGAACATGTAAATTATGCGAGAAACTATCTGGTAAAGCTGTATGACAATCCGACATTCAAGCTCAGAGAGTATATCAATTATGAGAAACAGTATACGGAAATCAACGATGAAGGGATAGCCGCACTTCAGGATATCTACAATAAAGACCCTATGCTGGTTCTTCAGTTAGAACAATGTAGTAAGACCACTAAGAACATCTTAATGGCAGCAACAGGTATGGAGCAGAAAGAACTCAATATGGCACTCAACAGAATGACAAAGATGTTATTCGTAAAGTACGCCGATTATGACATCATCCCTACTGAAAGATTCAGAAAAGGATTAGGTCAGATAAAGAGAAACACATATGCTCCAAGATTAGGAGAAATCAATGCTCAAGTTCCAATGGAAGAAAACGACTATGAAATACCATTCTGATTTCGAAATGCTGAAGAGGATCGTAGACGATGTAAAGCCTGAATATGGAGCAGTCGATACTGAAACAGATGGACTTCATATAAAGGAGAGTAAGCCATTTCTGATTCAGTTCGGATTTCTCGATATAAAAAAGCTGAGAGGGTTCACCTTCGCAGTAGATCTGGAAAACAATCCAGAAGCAGAAGACATTCTGAACTACTGGGATTCAGTAGCACACAGTCTGAAAATCTATATGGGACACAATATAAAGTTTGACCTGCACATGCTGGCAAACATCAACCATGAATATCGTGATACGAATCTCTCCGACACTATGTTCTATATAAGATATGGACATGATGCACTGCATCCAGAGGAAGGTGGACCACCTCTCGGCCTTAAGGAATATGCAACAAGATACATCACAAGAGATGCAAAGCTGCATGAAAATAAGTTATCAAGAGAGAAAACAGACATTGCAAAAATATACAACAATCGACTGAAAAACATGCTCAATCAATCAGGAGCACGATTACCTGAAGGATGTAAGGATAAATCTTTCACGCTGAAAGTAATCAACGAAATGTTTAAGGATTGTATATTTGATGCTTCAGACTTACCTGACGATATCAAAGAAGTATATCTGGAATGGCTGCACTCTCTCCCACTCTACTTACAACATAAAGTACAGTCTCTCGTAGAATCAGACATGATTCGATACAACGATCTGAATCGTGAAAATCTGATAACGTATGCGCATTATGACATCATATATACGCTGGAAATATGGGCATCACTGGCACATATCATCAAGAACAGACAACAGGAAAAAGCTATCGAAATAGAAAACAGATGTATTCTCCCATGGTATGACATGGAACGTACAGGATTCCATGCTGACAAAGAATATCTGGAAGAATGCAGAAAGAAACTGAAAGCATACATTCAGAAACAGAGAAAAGAATTCTATACGTTAGCAGGAAAAAAGATAGCGGTTGGTCAGCATGCCGCTCTAAAGAAAATTTTACATGAAAAGTTTAACTTAGATGTGGAGAAGACAAATGACGAATCATTATCTTTACTTAAAAATTCCATTCCTAAAGAAGAAGATGCGCATAGGTTTATCACACTCTTACAGGAGTTACGAACCCTCGAAAAGTGGTACTCCGTATACATTATTAGGTTTCAGCAAGACTTGCGGAACACGGATACCTTATACACAACTATCAATCAAGTTGGAACTGTTTCTGGAAGGATTACATCCGACTTTCAACAGTTTCCTAAAAAAGGTATCAAAACCGAGAACGGTGAAGAGATATTTCACCCTAGACGAGTTATCAGAACAAGAACAGCCCTGGTATATCTGGACTACTCACAGATAGAACTGAGATTCCAAGCACTCTATACCATGCTCTTAGGCAAGCCTGACCTGAATATGTGCAGAGCATATATGCCATTCAAATGTTACAGGATAACAGAGGATCCAAATGAACTAACGCTAGGTAAAAGATACGGAATAACATTTCAAATGTCATCACCGGCAAAAATTCAATTTAATCCAGAAAATTCTGACCACATCAAACATTATAAAGAATTCAAATGGTATCACGATGAAGACGGAACACCATGGGAACCTGTAGATGTACATGGAGCAACCACTCTAGCAGCATTCCCAGGATTAAAGAAGACAGATCCTGAATATCACGACTTAAGATACATAGGTAAACGAGTCAATTTTGCAAAGAACTACGGAGCTGAACTTAACAGAATAAAGCAAATGTTCCCAGAAAAAACTGATGAAGAATGCAGAATGATAAATGATGCATACTACAAAGCATTTCCGGGAATAAAAAACTATCACGAATATTGTAAAGAAAGAGCACTCCAATACAGTAATACTGAAAACCTATTCGGTATCAGGTATTACAACATAAACGGACATAAACTCAAAAACATGTTGATTCAAGGCAGCGCAGCATTCTTCCTGAAATGGAAGATAATTCAACTTTATGAATACTGTCAGAAGAATCATATAAAAACAAGATTCCAAATGCAGATACATGATGAGTTGTCATGGGAATATGACCCAGCTGATCCGCCAGAAATATTCTTCAAATTCAAAGAGATTATGGAGGACTGGCCAGCTGCACAAATTCCTGTCATAGCAGACATGGAAGTAACGACAACAACATGGGCAGATAAAGTGGAAGTAGAAACCATTGAAGAATTAAAGGAGCAAATGCAATGAGCTATAAATACATATTCGCATTCGACCCTTCTGGAAACTTCCATGAAGGTAAAGGAACTACAGGTTGGGTTCTGATGAACTATAAAGAAGAGCTCTTAGAACGAGGATATATATCAGCCAAACAGTATCATTGTCCAGAAGAATACTGGCAAGCTCATATAGATCTCATAGAAAAATACCACAACCTGTATGAAGGTAATCTGATAATCGTAATTGAAGACTACGTATTATACAGAGATAAGAGCGTAACACAGACTAATTCAAAGATAGAAACATGCAGACTGTTAGGCGTTCTACAGTGGGCATGCTGGGTACTGAAGCAGCCATATACTCTTCAGCTCGCAGCATCTGTAATGCCAAGATGGTCTGATGAACTGCTCTATCGAGAAGGAATCATAAGAAAGGAAGGACATAACATAATTCATAACCAATCCGATATGTCTCTCGGACTGATCCATACAAGAGATGCATTTAGACATGCTCTGCATTATGCAGTAACAAGGAATCATCCAGCGGATAAGACTAACCGGGACTTCGGATACAGACCTAAAAAGTATGTGAGAGTGAGGAAGTCATGTTATGGAGAACACTTCTAAAATAGAAACTGTAGAGGAACATTGTAAACATCCTGATTGTAAATACAGACAACATCTGGGCTCAGGTTATGCTACAGAATGTTGCGTGTATATTTTATTCACTCATGAATCCAGAAAAGACAAGATAAGTGAGTGCACTAAATATAAGCCAAGACAAGGAAGAATTAGAATGTCTCCTTATGAAATGTATGAAGAAAGGTAACAAAATGATAAAGATCACAAATGTAGAAACCTACGGTTGGGAAGCCGCAATCAGAGGAATGCGTAACCCAATGAATTCATGGAACTTATCGGACTCAGATTTCAAGGAACTTAAACTGGGAGAAAAGGATTTAAAACTGGCATACAAGCTATCCGAACTCGGACCAGTCCACAGTAAATATCTGAGAATGATTACAGTCACAATGGACATCGAAGCCCCACTCTACTGGTGGAAGGAGTTCGACACTTATAAAGTAGGAACTGTAGCAAACTCATGCAGTACGATGCACAAGATTCACGCTAAGGAATTCGTCCTGAATGACTTCAGTCATGAACATCTGAATAAAGATGCAATCATGGTACTGGAAGCTGTAATAGGTCAACTCAATTTCTACAGAAATAGATTTGTCAGTTCAAACAATAAAGACTACTGGTGGCAGATGATTCAGTTACTCCCCTCTTCATATAACCAGAAGAGAACTGTACAGGTAAATTATGAAGTTCTCAAAAACATTTATATGAACAGACTAAATCATAAACTGGATGAATGGAGAACACTATGTAAAACTATAGAAACACTCCCGAACAGCTCACTGATTATAGGAGAATAAAATTATGACTAAAGCAGCACTTATAGAAGATAAAAATAGAATGGATAAAATATGCGACGATATAGCATTTAAAAGGAAACTGAAGATAGTAACTATATTCTATTGGGAAGCAGTAGCTATCGGACATCTATTAGAATGGATCGTAAATCACAAAAGGAGCGAGTAATGGAATACAGAGCACGAAACATAGTACGTGATTACATAATAAAGCATCTTGATAAATCAGATAATATTCCAGACTTTGATTTGTACACCGTTTGGAAATGCAAGATATTACAGAATTGGAAATTTCTTATATCAAGCACTCTTCCTGACGGAATGTATTATGAAATGACATTTAATGGAGATAAAAAAGAATGGTATCTCGATGCTTATAAAAAGTTTGAGAACGTAGTGGTTGAAGAACCATATGAGACTGTAGTTGATGTGTACAACGATCTGGGACCGGAAAGGAACGCATGATGAAGTGCGTTGATTGTGGGCTGCACGATTGTGTAGTCGGAACACATTTCTGTAACTACAAAGGCAAAAGCGGAAAACGCAGACCAAGACGAATAAGTGAAGAAGATGCACACAAGGATGTACCTTGCGAGTATGTCGAAGAACTGAAAGGAACAGACGATGAGTAGAGTGTCAGAAACATACGAGGCGATAGAAGGGACTAAAACTATGCTATACGGAAATGTTGAAAAGCCAACACTTTATCTCATTCCGTTGCTGACACAGATAGCGTTGTCACTCGCAACAATAGCCGATGCGATGAAAGGAGCAGACGATGAGTGAACTGTCAGATGAAATGAAAAAATTCTGGGACAAAAAGCTCCTGGAAATGGCACAGGAACCAAGAAATATTTTCAACTGCAAATATCCAGTCACATGGAGACAGCGTATTCATAATAAATATCTGAATATCATAGACAGAATTTATGAAAAACTTACAGGACGTGATTTAGAGTAACGAAAAGGAACAGACGATGAACAACCAGAAAATTAAAGCAGATGCAGGTAAACCAAAGTTATCATTAGTCCCACCTAATATTATTGTAGCCATAGCCAGAATAAGAGAATATGGTAACAATAAATATCCAGAAGGTGGAAAGGATAATTGGAAAGAAGTAGAACCTGAAAGATACATAGACGCGGCTTACAGACATTTGCTTGCCTGTAAAGATAACATATGGGAACTTGATGAAGAATCAGGCTATCCTCATCTCTGGCATCTGGCATGTAACGTAGCATTCCTATGTGAACTGACAGATGTAAATGGAAGGAGCAAGTAATGAATCCAGAAAATATTTTCGTAAGAGATGATTTCGACTTCACTCAGAAGTGGACATCAGGAATAGATTATAATCAGTTCAATGCAGGTGAACTCGATCTCTCAGAACTTGATATAGAAATAGATATCAAAAACATAGATCAGTATCCTAATCAGGAATATGCTCTTCTACGTAAAAATGGTTTAGGAACATCAGACTCTTCTATAGTACTTGGAGTCAATCCATACAACAGCAGAGGAGATCTGATAGCTGAGAAATGCAGAGACTATCTAACAGAGGATGAACTGGCTGTAGGAGATAAATCAGCAGTAAGAAAAGGTAGAGACCTTGAGCCTATGATTATCTATAAGCACAGTCAGATAATGGACAGACACGTCATAAAGCCTATTGACATGTACAGACATAAAGACTATCCTCATATTAAGTTCAACTTCGATGGAGTACTGGATAAACTCTATAATGAAGATGGGACATACCAATATATCCCTGATGAAATCAAAGTAGTAACTATCTATGGTATGAAACATTACCAATTCGATAAGGCATTCTTCAGGGAGCACAGAGGATTTGGTATTATCCCACCTCACTATGAAGAGGAAAATATAAGCATAGAAGGAAAAGCAGGAATGTATGGTATTCCACCATACTACTACACACAGCTTCAGCAGCAGATATTCGGACTGAATGCTCCATATGGATTCCTTACAGTTCTGAATGAAAAGAACTGGGAGATAAATTCATTCTTCGTATGGAGAGATCAGAAAGTAATAAATCAGCTGATAATAGAAGATTGTAAACTGTGGAATATCATAGAAGAGAGACGTCCTGCAAATTTCGATTTAGGAGTGAAGATCAGAAAATGAATATTCTAATAGCTGTAATATGGATAGGCTTATCAATAGCTGCAATAGCAATAGATGACCGTATAGCAAGATGGAACGGACTAAGTAAAATACTTATGATAACGTCCTTAATCGCACTGATCTATAATGGCTGGCAGTTATATGACCCTGCACAGACAAGGCTTAACGGATTAATCGACATGAATCCTACATTCACAAGAGCACTCATACTCAGCATATTAGAAGGAATATGTATCACAGGACCAATCGCTGCTATACACGCATTACAAGATTGGTTATATTACGAAAAACACATAAATATAAACCCATTTAGAAAGGAGAGGTAAACCCTCTCCTTTTTTTATCTTGTATAAAATGAATACTTATTATAGCCACCACCGTATGGATACTGTACACGAGGTGAATATAACCTGTGTAACTTACGTCCAGGCTGAGGGCTATGATACTGGTAATTATAAGAATAATTAAACCTATAATAAGCCTCTGCATCATTCCAACCAATACCGGTATAATAATGCTGAGGTAATGTTCTACCTTTATAAGGTTTCTTAGATCCGTTATAAGTCTTACTACGACTATAACTCTTCCAACCACTGTATCCCCTACCACCAGTAGAAATTAAACCACTGACTTTAGCGAATACTGCATTATTATAATCAGCGTTTCCAGTAAGAACATACTTACCATCGGACGTAACCAGAAATCCATCTCTATCGACAGATAACTTTTCATCGGTAAACTCAAGACGAGGAATACCTAACATAGAGAAATAATTATCGAAAGACTTCTGCTCCTTAGGGTTACTAAAAATAACAACCGAAGGTTCTGAAGTTTGTTCAAACTGATGAGTAGCACGATTATAAGTTTCACCGTATAACGCCAAGCGTAAAGACTGTAGCCTGCCCCAAGCACTTCGATCATTTTTCATATCGAAAGTTTGATTAAGACCACCCTCAATACGTCTATCAGGAGTGACAAAGACATTCTGATTAGCATCCCAAACAAGTCCGAACTTCTCATCCATCAACTGACACTTCTTATCCCAATCAATATTAGGGTCATTCAAACCACCAGGTGACAGATCCTTCTCAAGCACAAACTTCTTAAGATTATAATCATAAACCTTTCCATGATACTGAAGCATAAATTGCTGAAGTTTTGTCCAGGCCTGAGGATCATTCTCGAAATCAAAGCTCATATTAAGTCCGAAACGAGTATATTCCTTAGGAAATACAAACTTGTGTTGATTAGCATCCCATACTTTTCCGAAATGCAGCATCATGTATGCTTCTACATCATCGAAAGAATTATTAGGATTATTAGCTCCATAATCATTCTTCATAGAAATATCTACAACTCTACCAGTATTAGCATCAAACCACTTACCCTGTGCTGCAAGTTCTTCCTGCCATGCAGTAAAATCAGAACCTTTCGCATTTCCATAAGTCCTACGAATACCGATAGAACCTAAGAATGATAAAGTCTCCCATAACACATCCATAGTTGGCCCGCCATTCTCAGTACATACATTCTCGATATTTTTAAAAGTTCTAGCACCCTGATTAAAAACAGAATAACCCGGTAACATCTTAAGCATATTGCTTTCAGGAGATTCATCCGAAACATCTAAATCCAACTCGCTAAGAAAACGATTGGAATTCAAACCGAGAGCATATGCTGAATAACGTAAAGTTTCACGGAGTAAAGGATTTAAATCCTTAAGATTCTTCGAAACCCCATAAAAATCGTTCATGGCTGAGAGGAATGAATTACCAACATTTAAGTAAACTCCATTAATTCCTACAGGTATCCCACCTGTCTGGAAAGCATTATCGGATTCATAATCGATGTTCTGACTCTGATCGAAATAGTTCTCGATAGTATCATTTGCGATTGTGCCGTAAATATCCTCGAAGTATCTGAAGTAGCGAGGATTCTCATCCATCATACGTATCCAGAACATAATGTTATTATACTTAAAAGTAATAAATGGCATTATAGTTTCTAGCTTATTAAACGCTCCCCATGAAGGTGCATTATAAAACTGTGTCTGATGTATGTGTCTTAGTGTTTGATTTCCTGATAATCCGTTATCTCTGAGATAGAGAGATTGTGAATATCTGGTAACATACTCTGATAATGCAAATGGTTTAAACATGTTATTGATTGTCTTATCAAACACATTTGGCATACTTGAAGTACGTAGATTGTGACTAAGACGCCTCATCATATTTTCATACATCTCATTTATTTCAGGAGTTACCTCAGTTCTCTTGAAATAAATATCAAGAAACTCTTCTCTGCTCAGAGGCATATTAGCTTCTTTAGCTAAATATTTATCGAACGCCTTGCTGATATCTGGCTCCTCAAGATTTCTAAGACCTATGTTATCTCCTGAAATAATATCGAGTCCACCTCTCTGAACCGCAGTTTTATTCATAAAGTATCTATCTGCGGAAACGTACCTATTAGCGTCCACCATACCTTTAAGCATTTCAAAATCCTCATAAGGCATATCAGTCTTAAACACTTTCTGTACCAAACCCCAGTTAGCTTCTGTAAGTAAGGAAGGATCAGACTTCATAATCTTATAGTATGTAGCAATATCTCTAACAGCTTTCCCATGATAGGATACTAAGGAAGAAACACCTGAGATAGGATCTCCACCTCCGTCGAGCGCTGCTTTAGTAGTAGCATCTATATAGTTTCGCATCCAAGTACCAGGCTTAGCACCAAGAGCGAATGCTTTATATACCCAAAGATACTTACCTAAAAGCTGCTTGTATACGTTATCTGTTGAAACAACATTCATATATTCAGCAGTATGATAGTACATATCGTAAGGAAGAATTGTCGTATTCGGAAGTTCGAAGGCAGCTCTAAGAGAAGCGGGATTATCTACCTTCAGACGACGTACTGCAAGGCCTGTACGAGTACCAGGGCTCTCAACGAGAGTAGCGATAACATAGTCTGAACTATTACCGAAATAATCTATAAGTTCCTTCTCAGTGAAATGCTCAGCTAAATCTCTGAACTGTAAACCACTACCCTTTCCAAATACTTCGTTTATAAGGATGCAGTCATCCTTTGCTTGGTCTGCTTGCTTGCTCAACGTACCGAGGAAATCTGTAAGCATATCCATATCTTCATTAATAACAAAGCCTGGATCGTAGACAATACCACGCGTAGAATCGGAAACAAGCATTCCTCTAGGAGAGAGCATATCACTCATAGCATCTGGGATAGTAGCAAGATAATCTTCAGCCTGTTGTCTTGTCACTACCCTACCAGATGTACCATTGATAGAACCCCGTGAAAGCGCACGGGTATCTTCCCAGCAGCTTATGAGCTGGTCATAAACCAGTCTGAAGTCATCGATATCATCAAGGTTTATTACACCCTTAAGTTCATCGAAAGAAAAGAAACTAATAGCAGGTCTGACGGGCTTATCAAAAGATTCAGCACGATTAATAAATCGTTTAGAACCATCTGTTCCGACATCTGCTTTATTATTTAAATAAACAAACAGATTGCCGGTACTGCGATCCTCATACATACTAATAAAGCTGTCGCCATCTTTCTGAAGCCTACGCACGAAACTCTTTAATTCATCGAGTTCAGACTTTGTAAAAGCATGTGAATTATAAACAGTATGATTAAACTCATTCCATACAAGTTCAGAAAGAAGCTTATTTCTATCAAAAACACCATCAATCTTTAACATCTCTAAACTATACTGTTGTACTTTCTGATGCTGTATTTCAGAAGCACGTTTGATAAACGTCTGAAAAGATTCCCTTCTGGTTAAACCTGAAGTATCGAGTATATCAAAGAGCTGTTTAGTTTTACCGAATAACATACCAGTAGCTTGGTCAGTAGAAGTTCTGACTCCTGAATTACGATAAAATGAATCTATCATATCAAGCTGTCTGATTTCAGAACGAATCTTAGAATTAGCCTCAGACACTCTGGAAGCCATTTCAATACCTTCACGAAGAACGCCATCCTTATAAGAATAAACAGTTTTCGTATAATCGGCATTAGCAGCAGTCTTGAAGATGTCTGGACGGTTAGAGCCTTCAAGAATGCTAAGAGCATCATCAGTAATAGAATCAGAACTAATAAGGCCTCCACCGAGTGCTTCATTAAGAATCATTCTGTGATAATTATTGATGTGGTCACAAGCCTCTTCGAATAGTTGATCATTGGTCTCATAAAGTTTAAGTAAATTATCATCGGGAACACCAGTGGTTCTAAACTTACGACTAGCAAGCTTAAGCTGAGATAATCTTGTCTTTAAAAGATCAATATCATCAACACTACGATTGTACGCAGAAAGACTATCAGCACTGAGCCAGAACTTAATATAGTCATCATACAGTTTCTGTGCCATAAGATATGATTCTACAGGAGTATCTGGAACTTTGAGCTGTCTGAGGAATTCAAATTCAGAACCTGTAAAACCAACGCTCTGAGCTCTATAAGCTACCATTTCAATCAAAGAATCGAATTGAGCCTTATAAGGTTCGAGGAACTCGACTGCACCCTGCGTCATGGCATTATCTCTATTTCGAATAATGTACTGTGACATATTATGCATCTTATTAAGTGCTTCAAACGATACATTAAGTCCTGTGTCAGCATCATCGATGTTAAAGTATGAAAGCACATCTCTTACATAAATACGAGATTCAACATTTACAGTATCTCTACCAGTTGCTCTTAAAGCTGTAGCAACAGCGTTATCGACGTCACCTGAAGATGTAAAAACAAACTGTTTAGGATAGAGTGTTAAATCTGAGATATCAGTAAGGGCGTTCAGATAGTCAGAGATAGCAGCATTATAATTATTAGCTTCTGCAGCGGATTTAATCTGCTTCTTAATACTACCGAAAACATCCTGAGCAACCTCATCAGCATTATCACTAAGTACGTTAGCAGCACTAACGATACGACTAAAAACATCATGATATTCAGAAAAATCAGTTATATTATAATTATCCCCAGCATAACGACTAATATCATAGATATACTCATTAAGGATATCAGTAATCTCATCGATCTCATCAGCCGAGAAAGTATAGTCATTTATTTGCTCAGCCAGTCTACGATAAGTATTAAACGAAGCTGCCTGAATCTGATCAGAAAGTCTATGAGCATAATCGTAAACCACACTGTCAGGAGAAGCATACCGAGAAGCATTTGTAATTTTCTTATTGAGAAACGGAATGTTAAACCCATCAGAATCATGAACTACAAGGTGTGGTATCTGTGAAGTGAGTCCATCTTTAGTTGAAACAGATGCTTCATTAATAAAACTACAAACATCCTCCAAGAGTTGGTCTTCACTCCTTAATGGATTACTATCGGAAGCACCGAACACTTCTTTATAAGCAGCTCTGATCTGAGAAGAATCCATACCTTTCCAGTCAGCAAGATGTCTGAGGTTATTCTCAGAGATAGCATCTATTTCAGCATCAGACAATCCTCTGCGTATAGTACCAGATGAGTCTTGTGCTTCAAAAGCTGCTCTGATTTTTTCCAGAGATAACGGACTCTCATCAGTAACCTCTATAGGAACCCATTTACGATAAGACACTGCAGTGATATCGTTGATTTCAGAGCTGAGACCTGTAGTACTGATGTGCATGAAAATAGGAGCATTGCCTTCACTTGCAAGCCTGTTGTATTCACCTACTATGGAAGAATCCATGAGGATAGCAGAAAGCATCTGTTTATCCGTGTAAGCTGAAGGGTCGAGAGGATTACCGTTAGCGATAGAATCGAACCAACGCTTAAGCTCAGGGCCTTTTACCGGATCGTCGAACTCATGTAAAAACGGCTGAAGATACTGACTAGGTGTAGCAGTATCAACAGATTTAAGCATATCAGTTAAGCCAGCCATACCAAGCTTAGGCTCTCCGAACTGAGCATGCATAGTGGTCTCAAGATGTTTACGAAGTACACCAGGAGTACGAACAGCATCCTGAAGGGTACCATATGGCATTCCAAAATTATTACCTAATCCATTTAGAATGGTATGTAATTTCTTATCAGAAAAACCCTGAAGACTACTAAGCTCTGCTTTTAAAGAATTAGTTCTATCAAAACCATACTTCAACTCTCTGACTCTGAGTAAATCTTTAAAGAAAGACTCAGAAGCTAAATCAGCATCATCTACGAATTTAGATGTAAACGTATCCATAATAGGCGCAAGAATACTATCGTAAGCCTTGGTATAAAGGTTCTGTATCTGAGGACTGTTAGTGAACGCCTCAAACATTGCCATTCTATCAGTATGTAATGTAGTAATCATCTCTACATTCTTCAATGAGATAACATCAAGGCCTTGTAGCTTTGTACGAAGAGCACGCAAAGTGCTCAAGCGGTTATCATTTGCTAAAACACTGGAAGCGTTAAAAGCAGAATAATCAGGGTTACGAAGAACACTACTCTCTACTGAACGGATAGCAACATCGATTTGTGACTGAAGGTATTCCAGAGAGAAATCAGTTACAGCCTCATCAGGGAGTAGAATATTCTCTAAGTTCTTAGGATAAGGAGCTGTACCAAACTGTGGATGCAGAACGTCCTCGAAGAAATTAGGAAAATCAGTATCAAGCATATGCTTAAAAGATTGAACTGAAATACTTCTATCAGTTACAGAAGTCATAGTCCTTTCAACAGCTTTCACACCTTTTTTAATATCATTCTGAGTAACAGTAGCCTGAATGAGATCTGAACGAGTATTATTAGCTATTCGTTCAATAGTATCAAACAGCCTGTCCTGAGTACGGTTAAGATGCTCAAAGGCATTTTGTAAATCCTGTGTATATCTAAAATCAAGCTGGTCTATATCACCAGCTAAATCAGCGATTCGCTTATAGCGTCCACCTGTAATATTAGACACAGAATCTGAAACAAGACTCATGACTTCATCCTGAGTCATCTCCCCTTTTGCTACTTTAGGTATCCAGGAGTTGATATCTACAGAAAGTCTATCATACTGCTGTATAACAGTCTGTAAACCTTCTCTAGCAGCTTTAATATCTATCTCACCTGCATGCAGTTTACGTATAAGATTAGATGCCTTAGTGACATCAACAGCGCCTGTAACATCATCGATGACAGAACGAGCAGCTTCAGCTCTTTGTAAAGCTTTAGATGCAACATATCTCTGCACAGAATCCGTACTCATTATTAATCTTTTACCATTCTTAATACCCTTAGCGAGTAACCAAGGCGCAGCAAAAGAGGACTTAACTATAGCTGAGTCTATACCATCTATAGCTTTATCCATATAATAAGCAGCTTTATATGTCTTAGTGTCAATAGCTCTCCTAGCCCAATTTGTGGAAGCTATAATCTTACCATTGACCTGAGTATTCTTAGCAAGTAAATGAGAAGAAACAGTACGCCTGAAAGTTTCTTTAGCAGCATCTGTAGAAAACAGATTAGTTTCACTACCCAAACGAGAAATGAGGTTCTCAACGCCAGCACTAAACTGTTCTGAATCTTTAAAGATAATATGCCTGCCCTCATTCATATTTACAAATTCTGATATAGCTGCCTTAACTCTCTTATCCTTAAGCAGATCGATAGCGCTATCAGAATCTCTGAGGATAGCACGGAAACCACTCTCTACAGCTTCATCAGCAGCAGAACGAACAGTATTCTTGGCAAGGTTCTTTGACATCCCTCCTATAACGAGGCCTGGATCGAGGACAGTCTCAATGAGAATGTTAGATCCTGTAGAGTCAGTATTCGCATTAAAGGTTGCCGCAGGATCCGAGTAAGCTCTTCTTACATTATCTAAAGCATGTTTAGCATCAGTAACAGACCTGTCTTCAAAATAACCAGAGTTCAGAATAGCTCTATAGATAGAATCCCAATTCTGTCGCCCACCAAAAGCTTCATCTAACTGCTTTATGAGTTCATCACGGTTACCACGAATATGACCTGTAAAAGCACCAGGACGGTCTAACTGCAAGAGTTCAAGACCGCCATTCTTTATAAAACGCTCTTGAAGAAATCTGGATTGATTTTCATCATAGCCAGGTATCTGAGCCCAGTACTCATTCTGACCTTCAAATGTAGTACCAGCACCTCCGAGAACAGTATCAGCTGCAACAATAGCTCGCACACCTCTGGCAGCGACATCCATAGTATCCATCATGTTCCAGATGGCATTACCAGCTACTGTAAGGAACTTACCGTTTTTAATAGGATTTATAATATAATCTCTAAAGTATGCTTTAGTATTATCAAATAACTCCTGACCACTCCTTGATGTGAGTGCAATATCGAGAAATGAATCAACATCAGAATTCGATCTCGTAGCGCTAAAAGCTGATTTATAAGGGTTCTTAGAAAACTCTCTTATCTCTTCACTGCGTTCAACATACCGATCAGCCATAACTTGAACAACATCATGAGCATAAGTCTTATAGTAGTCCCACATGCGATTGTTCATGGCAGTAGGAGCAATCCAAGGAGGAAGCGGAGCATCCTCAGTAAACTGCTGTTCAGTACCGGTCTGATTTTTATCAGGGTCATAAACAGAGACAGCTCTAAGATAGTCGTGCATGTACTTCTCGTATTGCTGCTGCCTTTCAGGAGCTAATTCAGGGTCTTCAAGAATCCAATCAGTAAGAGCGTTCTCATCTGTCATCCACTTGTTTCCCTGCTCGATAAAATAATTATGCGTAGTCTGGTCGAGGCTATACTTAGCATAGAACTGCTGAGTAGTATAATCAGAAGCCGTATCTCGTTTAGCATTAAACTTAGCGATAGCAGTGTAGTCGTTCGCCTGAGGGATAATACTTTTAAGTGTATCTCTGGCCTGAGTACCAGCACCGCTATACTGGCCTCCTTTATAAGAAAAAGAAAAAGCTCCATTAGAAGAAGAGGAGGATTGATTTCCTCCTCTTGCATCCTGTTGAAGCTTAGTAGGAGTTCCATTAAGGAACTCTCTGATAGATCGAACGATATGGCTATCTCTTGCTACAGCATTGGAGTTATACTGTTTTACAGCATTCTGTGCAGCCTGCTGACGAGTGACCTTCTTAACAGTTCTGGTACCTACATTCCTAATGAGTCTAGGCAATCTGTTACTTGCTCTATTAGCCTCAAGGTTTTGACGAATACCAGCTTTGCCGCCTTCAAAGAATCTAGCCATATATTATCTCCTTACTTATTTTTATTGACGTTAGTATTTTTTGTCTTCTTCTCAGTCTGCTCTATCCTGAGATTAGTAGCATTAGTAGCATTATTCATACGCTCCTGAGTCTGGTTAGTCTCAGTATTGATACGCTCCTGTGAAGCAGCATTCTCAGCAGCAGCAACAAGTTCACCAAGACCCTGTGCAGCTCCCTGAGCAGCATATGATCTGTCTGCTGAATATGCTGAGTTAGCAGCATCGTACATAGCTTTAGTAGCATCGATAGCTGTATTGAGTGCATCAACATTATTCTGAGCAAGAGCAGCTGTACGCTCTCTACCGAGATTATTGATATTACGAAGACCTTCAGTAGTGGTCTGTGTATTCTGCTGACCAAGACCAAGAAGTGCCTGAAGTGCTGTAGCATTAGCAGCACCTACATTAGCTCCGCTGGAACCGGAACCTATAAGATTTCTACGCATCTCTGCAATAGCATTTCTGGTATTGGTATAATTCGTATCTTCAGCATTGATAGCATCCTGAACAGCCTGCGCTCTCTGTACATCAAAGTCAGCATTAGTAGCATCTCTAAGAAGTCCAGCGATACGATTCTCATCCATGAATCTTCTGTAGTCTTCACGAGCAGACTGACCAGGTGCTACATAAGAATTAAGATCATTTACTCTGAGACCTCGAACAATATTAGTGAGCTGAGCAACAGCATCACTAGCGAGTTTACTTGTACTGTACGCCATTTCCCTACCCCCTAATTATTAAACCATTCAGGTTTAGCTGTATCTGTTTCTGTAAGCCACTTGTTAAAGATAGATGTCATATACCAGTTACCCTTGAGATGTTCAAAATAGTGCTCGCTGAGAGTGAGTATCTCTTGTTTCTCATCAGGACGGAGAATCATTAATACGAGAAGCTGAGTACGTACCGCATCCTTCTCCTGTTTCTTGAACTTAGATTTGATCTCATGCTCAAATTCTTCAAACTTCTGTTTGATCTCCTTGATAGCTGACTTGATCCCATCCTTATCTTCGACCTTCTTATCATGTCTGGTAATCATGTACTGAACAAACGCCCAAAGTGCGTTATTTATCAGTAAAGGGATAATAATATCTTTCACCTCTCTACCCTACCTTTCTCTAAAAATAACGACCTTAGGATATTTCTTCTTCAGTTTTTTGAGGGATCCATTCCTATGAAAATAGGTCTTCTTATGAGTAGCTTCGTATATACATTTGTGGCCCATAATAAAGGTATGTCTTTTACCATTCTTCTTTTTTACAACAACCATGTCACCAGGCTTTACTACGTCGATAGGCCTCTTATTCTTATAGGCCTTACGACGCATATGCTTCGGCTTGTATTTGAGCTGTTGCTCATTACCACTAGGCATCTTCTCGATACCGAGAATCCTTGGTATAACTGAAGCAGCTCTGTCACAGTTGGCAGCCTTCTTCATACTTACACCAGGATAGACTTTCTTATACGCTTTCTTGAAAGCCTTAGTAGGACTACCTTTTTTGTAAGAGTATTTCCACCTCTTACTCTTAGGCTGCTTAGGCCAGGCAAGCTTTATTGCCATATCCAGCATTCTACTCATAGTCTTTACCTCACATCTGTATGCAGGGCATTCCCCATGTTCGGGGCATATACGACGTTGCCGTATGAGTTATAGCCGTTGCCATAAGAATAGCGATGATGAGGCAGCGTTTTAAGAAACTTGATAACTTTCTTTCTGCTTGAGAGTGTGTCTGTAACATTAGGAATATAAAAATCGATAGCTCTTCCAAGAAGATGTCTGGAATCCTTGGAACCGTTAACTTTCTTATTCTGATACGCACATCTGAGACCACTTGTGATTGTCATAGACTTTCCATACTTATTACGGATAGTCTGAGCATTCCTTACAAGTCTGGCTCTGATCTGAGTAGGATAACCGGTGCAATGTCCACAAGGGCATTTGAACTCTTCAGGTCGGAAATTGACAGAATTTTTCTTAACATTATAAACATGTCGAAGAAGAATATCCGTCTTGACACCGTACTTTCCATCCCACTCCTTAGGGTCATCAAAATAAGCTTTCTGGAGTTTCAGAATATTTGATTTGTTATACTCACCAAGCCCAAGATACTTAAAGTACTTACGCCTCTTCGTCTTCATCAGTTTCATCTTCGTCCTCCTCGTCATCATAGAGAATGCCATCGAAATCCATAGGAGCTTCCTTACCCTTCTGAATAAGAAGTCTCATAAAATCAGCAGCGATATTTGAACCTCTTGAGATAACAATTCCTGTTATAATCATGTCAAATACAGGATTAATAACGATGCCAGGGAAAAGATCAGCAAGAAGCCATGAGAGTGCGGTAAGCGGAATTACAAATGCAGAGGTAATTCCAAGTACAATAGCACAACCCTGCTTAACTGCCTTTTTATAATCAGCGACTTCGATCATATCGTAGATGGTCTGCCCGTATTCGACGATACCTTCGACGACAGCAGCCATCATTATTACAAGTCCTAAAAGTTTCATAATTTCGTTTCCTCCACAATATATAGTATTGCCTAAGTAATTATACCACAATATATAGTGTTAATAAAGCGCAAGAAAAGCAGGGAAGAAAGCCCGCCCTGCCTTTCTTAAATAACTAAATTGACCTGATACCTATGCTTGAATAAGCGCTAACAGTGCTCTAAGCTGTGCAGCTGTGAGAGTAACCTCATCAGCAGTACCCATACCAAGAGTAAGACCTCCAGCAAGTTTCTCATTACCGCTCCAGTCAAGTGTTCTGGCGTTAGACCTGTTTCCAAATTCATCACCATTACCGACTATCTCTATATAGGTGCCTCTGTTAATATGCTCTTCTGTAGAAGGATCTTCGACATTATAAGCTCCGAATACATGCTGAGCCTTATGTGTAGCTTTAGTATAGAAACCTTCAGCATGAGAACTATGTCCACCAGCTACAGTACCTACGCCTTCAGCATGTGCATAATAAGCAGATGTTGAAGCTTGATAACCTTCCGTATGGGAGTAATGACCAGCAGCAGATGAAAAACCACCTTCAGCATGAGCATACTGACCGCTGGCTGTAGAACTGACACCTTCAGCATGTGAAGCCTTACCGATAGCTTTAGTATTAATTCCAAATGCAGCAGCTGATTCACCTAAGCTGTAGGAGTCACTTTCAGCAGCCGCAGCAATCTGTCGAATAGAATTAGTAGATCCACCATCAAGCAGGTTTGCTGCAGCATCTTCACCAGGGTCACCCTTATCTCCCTTGTCGCCTTTTATACTGACACCAGATGTGAGCAGTACTTTATTACCACCCATGATATATCTTACGAAATAATGCTGCACTCTATCTTTGGAGAGAAATGTGTAGGAAGCCTCAATGACATCACCTACAAGTACCTCATCAGCTTTGGATTCTTCAAGTACAGTCTCAAGTGGAAGGGAGAAATTAACAGAAGGGTCTGATGACAGATGAGTAACTGTCGGCTGTGTAGTAACATGTAAAATGCGTGAACCACGCTGTCCTGTTGCACCAGGCTCTCCAGTATCGCCCTTCTCACCTTTCATAGAATACTCAGAAGTGAATGTAGTGCCATCGCTAAGAGTGATGACAAGTGTACCATCCTGACCGTAAGCGATATTGGATATTGCGACGCCAGGATCGCCTTTATCACCCTTCGGTCCTTTGAATGAGTACTCAGATATCTTAGTAGTACCATCCGTAAAGAGTACATTGATAGTACCATCTGAATTAAAGCTGATCTGTTCGATACCTACTCCATCTTCACCATCAAATTCACCGTTAGCTATTCGGGTCTGAACATCCTCGATGAAAGCTCTGGTAGTATCTCTTGCGTACTCAACTTCTGCAAGAGCTGCCTCATACTTAGTAGGTGTAGGTGTAGGAACAACAATATCCTCTCTGAGAGTGAATTCAGTTATTCTGGTAATATGTGTAGTACTGATGATTTCATCTTCAACATACTTATCGCCAACAAGTTTGACCTGAATAAGTCCACCATGTTCGAAAACAGCCGGATCAATGAAACAACTGTTATTAGAATCGAGAACGATTTCTTTTGTAATATTGAATCTGGCTGATTTAAAAACAGCTACGATTGCTTTTACAGACTTCCATTCAGGAGCCTTAATGTCGAAATGACATCTTATATAGTTCACAGATACAGCTGATGTAGCATCAGTTGGATTTGTGCATTTGAAATCTTTACTATCGAGTAAGAAATTAAGTACCATACCTGACCTCCTACGCTGTACGTTTCCAGATATAAGCTGCAACATAAGGCGGAATATTCTTTCCAGTAGCGTCCTCACCATAGCTTAATACCTCTACTTCTACATTATGTGTGTGGGTGCCTGATTCAGCTGCTGAACCAGATATAGAATGCGTATGCGATCCTTCAGTACTGGACCATGCATAACTACCGCTTGAACCAACAGCTTTATGCTGAGTACCGCTGCCGGTCTCCTTAAAATTAGAATAGTAAACGCCATGTCTGTGAGAGCCTGCTGAAGCAGCTGTACCTGAAATGGTATGCGTATGTGAACCTGCATCAGCTGCAGAAGCTCTGGTAAGGTGGGTGTGTTCGGGTACGATAGCATCTGCTGAACCACCTTCAGAATTTACCGCATACTCTGCACCAGCACCGATAAGGAACTTACCCTCAACCTTGACCCATGTTCCACCGAGGAATGTGGAAGGGTTATCATTATTAGCTGTAATGTAGTATGCACCTACAGGAAAGATAGCATTAAGCACAGCTTGCTTAACATTAGCTTCTATAAGAGCCTGGCTGAGAACTTCAGAAAAATCGTCTTCATGTATAGCATGCTTATCGTAGATGTCTTTAGTAACGCCATCTACATTAAGCTCTGAGTAATAATCACCTGCCATAAGAAACCTCCTATCTCATATTCATAAGCTTCGAAACCCAGTTGACACTGAGTAATTCGAATCGTTTTTCATTACGTGACTTAAGTTTCAGTCTAGGAGCTGAACCTTTTCCTGAAACAGCCACCCTTACCTTCCAGAGTGAAATCTCAGGTGTCAGAGACTGGTCTATAGTCCACTGATTAGTAATATCAATATCCTTAAGATCAGTCTCAAGGAACGGAGTGGAGTCAACATAAACGACTCCATACTCAGGATCAAACTCATCTATAGCCTGAGTAGTATCGTACTTGTAGAATATTCTTCTAGGAGCACCATCAAGAATGAATTCCATTCCGAATGTGAGGTTCTTCTGGTCAAGATTATTCACATGTATCTGAAGTTCCCTGTATCTCTTCTTAGCTTGTGCCTCATCGTCACGATAGCCTGAATCGAGGAACTGATAGTTTCTGAAAGTAAAATAGTCTTCAGGCTGCTCATATACTTCTCTGAGTACCTTATTGATTGTAGGAATACTGAAGCCTGAATAGTATGCTTCTGCACCATAGATATAGACTGTAGTACCATAGGCATCAGCGAACTCATCATGGAATACTACGACACCATTTTCATCTACATGAGCTGCCTTGCCAGGAATGATGACTACAGATCCTTCATGCTCAGGAATAATCTGTTCAGGGTTGTAGAATATATGAGACTCATTAGGAATGTACTCACCTCTGAGTCCTAGCTTATCCCAAGTGAATATCTGGATTACCCTGCGAAGACCGTGTGTCTCTTCATCCTCATAGGCATCTATAAGCGATGTTGTAGCAAGCAGTCCTGTTTCAGTAGCATTATGCTTAAACGGGAACAGTATTCTGGCTGACTCATAGGTCCAAACTTTCCACGTTCTGTCTACCGTATTGTAGATAACATCGAAATGAAGCAAAGCTTCTGATTCATCAAATCTGTAAAGGTATACATTATGTATATCCTCATAATCCAGATAATTGTAGAAAGTAATAAGATCAGGAGTACCAGTATAGTCATAAGTCTCTTCAAGAATCTTCTGTACATTAGCAGAGAAGTTATCGAAAAGACTCGTTATAGGTGTTGTGATAGGCGCAAGAGTAAGCTCACCTGTCAGAGACTGTGATTTAGGGACCATCATGTAGTAATAATTTCCTGATTTGAAATAAAGCATATTTCGTACAGTCTGAATAAGGTGCTTATCCCACGGATTTATACTGAGGTGTGACTGAAGAACTTCAGATTTCCAGCTATTACCGTCATCTGCAAGCGATACCTGATAAAGCTTATTTGAAGTGAATACTGCGAGATTATCCATAAACTCAACAGCATAGACGATAGGTTCGTCAAATACCACGATGTTATTAGGATATGGGAAATATGAAGGTTCATTGTAATCACTGATGAACAGTATCGTAGGGTCTTTAGGTACGCCCCAGAGTACGATACGTCCATTCCACGCTTCCATTCCTGTAGCTGTAGAGAGATCATATATCTCCTGCTCCATAGGTGTGGCAGCACCAAATCTCTCAGCTGTAAAGTCAAAGCCAACTACCATAGCTTTCTCTACAGTATCGTAAACTGTAGCTGATGGCTGGTCGTTATTATCCTTATACGGATAAGCTGAAACACGCACCATCATATCTACAGCTGGTGGCTGGAACTGGCAGATAAGTTTTGTAGTAGAATCTATGACTTCTGTGGTTCTCTGAATAAACGTCCAGTCTGTAGAAGTAGTCTCTCTCCATTCCCATACGATATCGTATTTCTGATGCAGAGGTGTGGTATTATCAACATCGAAGTATGCTCTGAAGTCCACAAACTGATTCTGCTTCGGAGTCATCATCAGACGAGTAGTGCCAGGATAGTATGGAAGTATACCCTGAAAGGTGAATGTAGGAGCAGTAAACTTGTCTCTGAAAGCATATGCATCTTCACCTGCAAGCATGTTATAGCCGTAAGTAACTGCTTCAGTAACATCCAGCTCCTTAGGCGTAACAGGTTCAGATTTGTATTTGTGAGGTATGATTGAATCATCAAATACAGTCCTGAAGAGCGAAGAATTATCACCGTCTTTTCCAAAGAAATAGTAGCTGTTTCCGAAAGCAAACGTACCGACTGGAAACTCAGTACGTCTGCTAGGATCAGGAGTAAGCGGGATGTTATGGATAACAGGAATGTCAGAGGAATAGTAGAATGCTTCAGCCTCGTCACTATATGCACTGCTGGCATACCTGATATCATAACTTCTATCAGAGCTTACCTCTACAGTAGAGAATCTGCTGGCTTTCTCTGAAGTAACAATGTACAGAGGGCCTGAACTATCGCCATCATTATCAAGCATACCGAGAACGATCTGATAGTATGTGGTACCATTCTCTACGCATTCCTTGACATCTTTAATGGCAAGGCTGTCGCTGAGAAGCGGTGAATCCGTATCAGGCTCAATAGTCATATCAGGTAATATGAGCTGATAAGGTCTGATACCGGGTCTTGGTATAACAGAACCATTATCTTTTTCATACGTAAAGTTAACGAGGTATTTAAGATAACCCTCGTCAACTAAACCCTGAGTAGACATCATGCCTTTACTGAAGTCAGTCTCCAGAACAGCGCGACGCTGGTTTCTAGTATACTGTTTATAAGGGGCTACTCTAGCCATTTAAAACCTCCAACAGCAACCACAAATAGGAAGCAGCTCATTAGGGAAATCTTCGATAGGTACTGAGCCAGTACTGTCAGACTGAAATATCTCAGGAACCTGATCGATATAATCCCTGGTCATGTAGAAGAGATTACGTTCATAATCATCCTCATAAGTGGTATCGTATGCTACGCCCTCTTCATCCATCGTATAAAATTTATGTGCAGCTCCAAGAGCTACTACTGAACGAACATATCTATCAGGAAAATAGCTATAAACCGCTTCATCACCATCAAGCGAAGTAAACTCAAGAGATGAGAACGAAGGATAGGTAGAATTCAGCCTGCTGTTGATATCATCTATGACTGCATCATAAAACGGTATCAGCTTCTGATATACAAGCTGTTCACCTGTAAGATATGTATTTGTCAGTTTTACTATGTCTCGAATTTTCATGACTACAAAATGGCGCCGCCTTCATCACTTTCATCACTGCCAGATGAATCGCGCTTTACAGAAGTGAATGGTTTCTCAAGAGCATCTGAATATGCATAAAGATTGATAGCTGCTCCATTATCATCAAACAGAAAGAGCTTGTAATGATCGGGGTTTACAGACAAACTAGCTGCCTGAGCACTCCAAGCCATATTATATGTACCATCTGATGAATCTACAGCTATAGACTTATAAACAGGCATGTACCCTTCCTTAATAAACTGAAGAATCTTACCTGCAGAAGCCTTAGTAGCGGTGCATTCATCATTAAGTTCTATATATACATTTCTGCCTGACTGAATATCCGCTGGGCCTGCAGCTGGGATACCTTCCCATGCAACGGTAGACTCATCAGATGCTCCACCATCAACAGGAGCCATCATAGGTATATTTATTTCTTTAATCATAATAGTTACCTCCTATATAACTTATAATGAAACTAGATATAACGTGAATGTCTAGTAATTTCATAGCATTCACCTCATAAATAAAAGAGATATCACGCAGAAATGTATTCACGTAATATCTCTATTTAATCAATTAGTAGCCTCAAGATTGCGAAGCTTATCCCACTTGCCTATTTTTCAAGGTTTCGTTGGGGTTGTACCACACTCTGTACCACATACCACTTATCAGCCTCATCGAGAAAGTGGTCAAACTCTCATCGGCATTGGCGGGAGCAACAAGAATCGAACTCATACTCGTGGTTTTGGAGACCACTGTTCTACCATTAAACTATACTCCCACAAGGACACACGGATTGCTCCATTCGAGGGCGTGTGTCAGACCCGTGTCGGTTTAGTCGCTCCGACAAGCGGACAGACCTTTTTCACAGCATGGGACACTTGAATCAGAGGTGTACTGTGCTTACCGACCCCTTGTACTTCGGGGAAATTGGCGCTCTCGGTGGGATTTGAACCCACATAGAGGTGATGCTAATGCCACCTCGTCTCTGCTCTTTTGGACTACGAGAGCATGTTGGTAAGGGTACTTGGGGTCGAACCAAGATACACAGAGTCAAAGTCTGTTGCCTTGCCGTTAGGCTATACCCCTACGACAACCACACCATTTTACTCCGAAGAGCAGTGGGGTCTGTATCATGTGCGTGGATATACCGCCACGCTCGGTTGATAGACACTATGCTACTATTATAACACGGGTGTCTAGCTTTGTGATGGATAGGTAACTTTACTTGTTGTAACAGTCCCATCATAGTGCCATTGTACACGAAAGTTAGTCACACCTGTCGAGTCCGCCAGTATTTGGTCAAAAGCGATAAAGGTGTCAGTGTACGTTGTGCATGGTATGAAATCGCCCTCGTAATTTAAGAACAACATTACATTGCTTTCGAGGGCGTTGTACGCTTCATTCCAAGTAGCACCTTCAATCGTATCTGGCACAGGTCGGTAAACTAGCATCATCGAACTGACGCTCTGAACCGCTTTCTTGAAGCATTCGGTTGTCTCGACAGATGAAACGTCTTCTTGGATGAGCACTCTATGGTCGCCTTGAGAATACCTATTAGCATGAAGCGCCATAATGTTTTTGTCATCGCCTCTATAAATACCTATAGGGTTGCTTTCGGTAACATTCTCGCCCGCTCCGTAGCTTCCATCGCCATTAGAAGCTAAAACCATTTTCGGGTCATCGTCTATTTGAACTATTAGTCCGGGTGCTGTAAAAGCTTCAGTTCTCGTAAGTATTGCTCGATATAATCTATCAAGTGCCATATCATTGCCTCCTACTTTATAGTGCCAAAAGTTAAAACTTCATCGGTAAGTGTAGCGAAGTCTTCCACGCATCTATACCCTCTCGCTTTCTCAAAGCACTCTGAAGTTTCAACTGATTCTCCAACCGCTTCTATTTTGATTTGATATGTACCTGCGGTTTCGGTCATCAAGCGGTTCTCGCCGCTATCTCTTGAGCGAAGAACAAATGGGAAGCTTGACCAATCGCCGGGTGTTGCACCATAATCGTGATACGCATCTGAAGAAGAGAAATTTTGGCAAGTATACTCTGTTCCGTTAAAAGTCACACGAATAGAGTCTGTATCTATAAATTCATCGTAAGCGAGAAATCCAATACCAACCTCAACTGGCCCTGAAGTATATATTTTGGTAGTAACACTTTCATCCGTCAGCGTTACCCATCCTTCTGTACAGCTATATCCAGGATCTCCGCCAGAGCCACCAGAACCACCAGATTCACCTTCTACTACCTTATGAAAGCCTTCTTCGATACACTTATCTACTTTAGCTTTATATGAAGCATCACTATTATAAAGTTCTTCATCCACGAAAACAGCACGACCTGTATGTACTTCAGGCCCTGCTGTAACAGGAGTATTATCGAAAGCACTTACGTTATATTTAACTTCCATAAATTACCTCCTAAACAGAATTAGCACCTACAAGCCCATAAACAAGATCCAGATCAAAAGAGCTATAAGCATACTTAGTGTTCTCAGAATCTGTAATAATATAATCGTAAAGTATCGAACCGTCACTCTGAGGATAACCCATAACGCTCCAACAAAGGAAGTGGTAGCAGGCACCATCGAGTATTTCAGGAGGCAAACCTGGAGTAGATCTGAGAGTAGCAGAGTTAGTCTGTATCTCGGTGTCAGATGAGTCATCTGAATCAGTGCTTAGTATAACTCTGACAGGAACGAAACCTTCCTTCATGAACTGAAGGAATTCTCTTGGTGTGAATTTAGTAGGGTCATCTACAAACAGAATCCTGCCTGTTCTGAAACCAGGCTTAGAATCTGCTCTTTCAACACCCTGATTTGTATATGGATAACTCATTGTTATAGTCCTTTCTCTTACTCTGATAAGTTAGTTGGTTTGTTGTATGTCATAGGTTTCTCCTATATATGGCTTATTTACTGTCCGTTTGGTAGAGCTGACCGTCTGCCGATTTACTTTCTAACGTTACTCGGTCAGATGTTTCGAAGTTGATAACTGTTACAATGTAATATTCTGAATCTGGGTCGGTAATTCTTGAGAGCGGCAGCCTTGAGCAACCACCCACTTCGTGCAGTTCTAAATAAATCGGTAATCCTGCATCATAAGCGTCTTTTACTTCTTGATACGTTTTATCGTAGTAAATGGTTGGTACGTCCTCAGTTAATTCAGTACGCTCTTCTCTAATAATCAGAGCAGTACCTACACCGCCTCCACTAGGAGTATCGCCTTCACTGATCCAGTGGAAACCTTCTGCCACACATTTATCTACCTTAGCCTTGTATGAGGCATCATTAGTATATTTATCCTCATCTACAAAGACAGCTCTGCCAGTCTGAACATCAGGAGTATAATCCTCTGTTTCGACAGACATATTGCCTCTGTAGTTAAATCCATTTTTATATTCTGCCATAATAATCACCTCTATATTTAAAGAATATAAGGGAGAGCAAGTTGCCCTCCCTTACCATCTAAAACAGATTCAGTTCTCCTGGTGAAGTCTCGAAGTTGTTTGAAACATCTCCGAGCCTGTTCTTCTTCTGAATAAGTCTGTCGCGCTTAAAGATCCTGACCTTAGCTTCCTCAGCAAATGTCTTAGGTACATAGTATGTCTTACCATCACAAGGAATAGCAACTGACACACCGTTGATTGTAACCGTCATTACTCTGCCGAAGTAAGGCCTGTACAGTGGTGAAATCTGAACAGGAACTTTCTCCTGTTCTTTGAAAGATTTCGCAAGTGCCTTTCTGTCTCTTTCAGCATTAGCAACAGCGACATCAGATTCTCTAACAGCTTTAGCTTCACTCTTCTTTGTAGCCATGTTTAACCTCCAACTAAATCAGATTAGCAGCCTCCGGTACGCACATGTAGTCTACAATAGCCTCAAGTCTGGTCGAACCGAAACCTACAGAATTGATCTTAAATCCGATGGACTGTCTCTGATCGATTGGGTCGAGTACACCAGCAGATCCCTTTGGCTTAGTGTACATACGTACATTGCCCTCACCTGTGAGACCTGTTCTTGTAAGAGCATCCTTACCTACTACGAGGATGTGATGGACATTCATCTCGCTCCAGCCGCCCTTACCGTTCTCGTCCTTATACTCAGCGATATTCCATGTCTCCATGTCAGGAATGTAAGAAGCTTCCTGATGTGTTCTGGAATCGAGAACATAGCCACTTTCCTTAGTGTATACATTACCTGTACCAGCCTGAGCATCGAGCTTGTCGTCCTCAGTGATAGTCTTATATACATAGTGTGTTTCACCAGCTACGTACTCAGCATCGCCTTCCTCAGCCTCTCTGTAAAGTCTCTTGCACTTCTTGATAGCGCCGTCTACTTCCTTTTCGAAGGAGCCATCAGCAGGACATACGAGAGTCTCTTCAAAGTCCATACCAAACAGTGGGAAGAGGACTGAACCATCATAAAGATCCTTAGTAGTGTTATTGATCTTCATGAACTTCTCAACTGTCGGATCTGAGACCATATCATAAGTCCACTCTGGGCTTACGATAACCTTATACTTTCCGTTTGATCTCGGTCTTACAAGCTGTCTCTTGAGGGACAGAACGATGAGTCTGAGATCAGTCATATTTGGCTTTGAGCCATCAACAGTCAGGCTTTCAAACAGGTTAGTACCTTCAGCCTTTCTGCCCATGCCGGCATAGTACTTCTGAGCGCTTGTGAAGAGCTCTTCTCTAGCCAGCATATCCAGAGTCTCAATAGCTACGATTGAATACTCTGCAGAATAGTGTGCGATAACAGGGTCTACAACATGGAAGTCAACCTTATCAGTGAACTCCATATAACGACCATACTGATGTGCTTCGAGTTCGTACTTCTCTACTGAACCCTTATCTGATTTTGGCGGAATTCCTTCCTCCAGTGGTACTGTGTGTGCCTGGAGCGGAGCCCATCTTCTCAGAAGCAGCTTATCAGCTTTGTTCTGGATCGGAGCAACATCGGCAAGCTTATAATACTTGTACTGGTCTGCACCCATTCTGATTGTGTCAAGCAGCTGCTTACTATAGAAAACCTCAGGGTTAGTAAGGTTCTTAGTATTGTTAGCAAGCTGTACGAGAGTATTAATGTCTGCGGTTGGCGCAAGTGCATTAAGGGTAATTGCCATAATTAGTCACCTCAACTTTCATTAACGCCTTTACAGATCCATCGAACCAAATACCTCATCTAAATCCTTGACTGAAGTGATCTTTGCTTCTTCTTTGTCACTCGGGGAACTTCCCACGCCTGAAGAAGCCTGTTCATCTACTTTCTTCTTACGGCTGCTCTCTTTCTCAAGCGCAGCATCTACAGCAGCCTTAACCATGTCCTTATAATGGAGCTTAAGGTATTCAGCCTGCAGGTCTACGTTTGGATCGAGCATAGGATTCTTACCGTTATCGATAAGATACTGCGTAAATCCATCCACATCTTCTTTGGAAAGATTGTGCTCGTCGATCAGGTCTGTAAAAGCTTCAGTTATCTTCTTCTCTAGCTTTATCTGATCATTTTCCTGAATCACACTTTCGGCACGTTCAAGCCTCTTCATCAGATCTACAGGGATGTTATTCTCCTTGGCCTCTTTCTCCAGGAGGACATCCTTGACCTTTTCCTGAATCTCTTCAAGCGAAGCCTTCTCATCGAAGCCTATAAGCTTTCCGATATTCCTAATAAAGTCGTTCTGCTTTTTGATCTGAAGTCTCTGCTCAGCAAATGCATGATTTTGACGTGACTGTCTGGTAGACTCCTTAGAAGCAGGTTCTGATTCTTCCTGTTCAGGAGTTTCCTCCTGTTCTTCAGTTTCTTCAGCAGTCTCTTCAGGACTTGTCTCATCTGCCGATGTCTCTTCTGTCTCTTCTGAAGGCTCCTGAGTGTCTGTAGTTTCCTCAGTAGTATCGTCTTCTCCACCGAAGAGTTCTTCGAATTCAGCGACGATCTGTTCGTTTGTCATATCTGACATGTTGTAACCTACTCCTTTCGAATTCAGGGCCAGAGAGCGTAACTGACCACTAATACTCTGCGAGATGGCGCAGGACCAAAATAGACGTAGAGATATTTCCCTACGTCTACATTATATACTATATATTGTGTTTTTACAAGTATACAACCACAACATCTTGTGGTTACTTCCTACATCCTCAGCCTGATTTCCTCATACTTGCTCCACATCCGGGACAGGTACGATGCTGTTTAAGCTCTTTGAACGGAATCTCAGCTCCGCATTTAACACAACGATAAGTATCTTTACTCGCTACATAAACCCATACAGAGGTAAGAGGTTTCTCTATAATACGTTCTTCATACATTACATCATACCTCCCATAGGGTTAGGCGGTGGATTATTCATATCCATCTGCTGCTGGAATGGAGTCTGCTCACCCATTCTCATAGCCTGGAGTCCGTCAGCAGCCATAGCAAGAGCATCTTCAGGCAGATCGCCTCTGTCAAGCATAGCTGCATACTCAGCAATAACATTCTGGGCCTCGATGTAAGCATTGAGATTACTCTGGATTCCCATACGCTTAAGCATCTGCTCCTTATACGGAACATCCTGACAACGTATCCATTCCTCAGGTGTGATAACATCTATTGTCAGACCCTGACTCTGGTACTGCATCTGCTTTTCCATCATGTTGTTAGCCCATGCCTGTACTCTCTGCTTGTTCTTAGGCAGCTCACTGCTTATCTGAACAACATATTCAAATACAGCATCAGGATCCATCTGGTCTGCTTCAATAGTGATAGTCTTGTAAACCACCTTCTCAGGAGTAGACAGCTTATCATCCACAACGACATATTTCCTGTCAGGTGAGAATTCAGCCATAGTCCTGACTGTAAGCTCAGTCAACTTCTTGGTATACATCTCATAGTTCATAATCTTAGGTGTATCGATAAGCGTTACTCTGTTGAGCATCTCTTCAGTACCGCCTGTAGTAATGATTGAACCTGTGTCTCTTCCTGTATACTTATCATCTACTCCTGACATGGACTTAATATTCAGTCCCATAAGGCTCTGCATGTTTGGCAGTACCGGACTAACCTCAGGGAACTGATGATAATGAACAGCTTTACTTGCATCACCGTTTACAACGAATGTACGATTAGCCTCATCACCGTGCTTAACAAAAGCAGCAATATTAAGTCCACTCTGAGTAGAAACGAA